CTTCGGGCTTAGCGGGTGTTGAAATTAACCGCGGGTGTGCTACACCCCCGCCTGGCGACCAACCGTTGCCACCACGCCCCGCTGGGGCACCCGGGTCGCGTCTCGACCTCGCGCCCGTTCTGTCAGCCGCCGCCTGCGCTCTGACCGACCTTGTCGTGTCCGATCCCCATGAGGTCGGAGTTACCAACGACTTGATCATTACGGGGCATTGCCGTGCTGGGCCTCGCACACAACTTGCCCTCAGATCTCGTGAGTGCACAGTGGCGATCAGCTATCCAAGGCAACAGCAATGCTTCTCACCGCGTTGCGTTTCGACGGCTGAACCCGCCCAGTACTTGGCCCACTGCATCACACCATTCATGGGGACCAACGTCCTCGCTGTTGATGGTTGTGTCCCTGAGGTCAAAGTGTTGTCACGCGGCAAGGCCCACAAGATGCAGCGCGCCGAGTGGACCGGGGACCCACTTAAACTTGTCCCCCCACCCGGCGCCAGCGTGCGCCGATGCGGCGAAGCCGTCGAAAAACCGTCTTGGCTATATGCGAACGGGCCGGTTTTTGCAAGCATGTTGCCACACGCATTCGCAAACTCGCCCAACAACGAGCTCAAAGCGCTCGTGGATCGACACCTCGGTAAGCCTGCCGAGCTTGCCTCCCCGCACATAATCGACGAATGGGTTGCGTGTTTCCTCCGTGAGTGGCCATCAGTGCTCTCGCAGTTCCCCGACGACGAGCATTGGGACACCTTGCGTGAGCTGGTCGACGCTCAACCCACCACCAAGCGGGCTGCACTTTACTACGAGCTCGTCAGCGGGAATCTCGACAGTTCGTTGGCCGCCAACCACGAACGTGACGCCTTCGAGAAAATTGAGCTCGTCCCTTGCGACCTCGATGGCGTTGCTTCGAAGACGCCGCGCATGATCCAGGCTACAAAAACGCCTACGTGCCAGCTCTTCTTTGCTTGGGAGTCGCAACACATGGCTCGACTCATGAAACGCGCCGTCGTGGGTTGGGCGGCCGGCACTAACCCGCTGCCCAAGTTTATCAACGCCAGTGGGCTGGACGGCCGACAAATCGGCGCCGTCCATCACCACTTGATTGAACGCGGGTACGTCCCAGTCGAGTCCGACTATGCCCGCTTCGACGCCACGCAGGGCTTGGGAACCATCGCCGTCACGATCGCGGCTTTCTCTTCCGCACTTGGGTCGCTGACCCAATTTGCCATCGATTTTCTTATCGGTGGTGCTCGCACAAAAGGCAGTGCGAGATTTTGGGCGTACATGACTATCGCCACCCGCCGCAGTGGTGACCCGCACACTTCCGTGGCGAATGCGATACTCAATTTCCTCGCCACCGCGTACAGCATGGCACGTACACAGTTTGCTAACAATAGTGACTACTACGTGCTTGTTAACGGTGACGACAACGTGACGTACATTCTCCCGAATTCTGCGTTCACTGCCCACGACTTCTCTGTAGAGTTAGCGCGCAACAATAAGCGCCTCGGATT